GGAATGGGTTTCGAAGATTTTGAAATTCATATAACATCAGCCCAATTTGAAGCAGCTTTCGGTACAGGAAAACAACCTAGAATGAGAGATTACTTGTACTTTCCACTTAATAATAGAATGTATGAAGTTAGTGGCGTATCATTTGCAGATGAATTTAATTTGACAACAACATATTGGAGAGTATTACTTAAGAAGTACGAAGATAGAACAAGTACAATACATACTGATGATACAACAGAGACAGCTCTTACAGATTTAGTAACAGGCTTAGATGAAGTATTTGGAGAACAAGTACAAGAAGAATATACAAAAGTTACAAAGCCAGAACAATATCAAACAGTATTCACCGAGGTTGGTGATGGAACTAGAGATAGAATTCACAATGGCCTAAGTATATTAGATACTGAGATCAGAAACAAATGGACTATAGTTAGTAAAAATGCATACGATCTTAGTAGTATTAAAGATATTGGAATAGAAGCGTTAGTTTACAAAAGAAAATCAGTATTGGCAGCAGATTCCAATTTAGCAGTTACAGTATGGTTTAAACCTAACTTAACAGTAACAAATCCAAGTGCAACCATATTAGATGGTTTAATTAACGATAAAGGTTTAAAGATAACAACATCCAACGATGCAGTGTCTGTTCAAATAAACAACGATGTACATCAATTTACATATGATACACCAGTTGCTTCAGATGCATGGTATGGATTAGTATTCAATTTAAATAACAAATATAATAAAATATCAACAACTGTATTTAAGTTAGAGCCTGGTAATAATTTATTACCAAGTAATACAACACAGAACAGTATCACGAAGATATTAGATGAAACCAAATCTATAGCGTCATATGGATGGTCAACTAGTAAACAATATGCTCTTATGCCAGGACAATTAAAACTGACTAATATAAGAATGTTTACAAAACCAATTGAAGCTGAACAAAGACTTAATATATTGCAACAATACATTGTCAGAGATAATCACCTTGCAACTATTATAGATAACGCAATACCTTCGATCCAACTGAGACGCTACAATCAAAACAGATAAGCGTATCCAAGATAGGTTGATATATAACCTATAAATAATAATTTATGAGCGAAGAAAAGAAAAAGAATATATCTGAACAAGCGGATCAAATTCGCCAAGAGTTAGATGACTTGATAGGAAATACAGGAATGATGGATGTAGAAACAGATCCAGTCGACCTTCCAATTAAACAACCACGCACAGATTCAGTGCCTCGTGTTAGTTATGTTGAATTAAAATCAGCAGCAACTAAAAAGGCACAGAAAACAATAACAGCTCTTATGAAATTTTATCTCGATGCAGATATTATTGAAAGAGATGAATATATTAGAGCCAAAAAAGAAATGGATGAGATGACTATGTCGTCTTTGATCTATCAACTACAAGCTGGCGAGAGAGCATTAACTACACTTTTACAAACAATTGACGATGGTGAATTAGCACCAAGAATGTTTGAAGTTCTTGCAACTTTACAAAAATCAATGTTAGATATTATTAAATCGCAGACAATGTATTTAATGGCTTCAGAAGAATCTACTAAAAGAATTGCTCGTGATATAGAAATCTATAGAAAAAGAGACGATGTAAAAGAAATAGAAAGTTCTGGTGGAAACACAAAGGATAAGAATATACAAAGAGGTACGAAGGATCTAATGTCTGCAATTCAAAAGGGTATTAAAAGTAGTACTGAAGAAAGCGACATAGAAGACATAGAAATTACAGAAGAATAAAATGGCAAACGATTCATACGTCGGTGATAATAAATGGATACCAAAGGACGAGAGCGATGTAGATTCAGGCAAAATTGTTTGGTCTACTAAACAAGTTGACGATCTTATGGTTGCAATGGATCAAGGTTTTAGACCTAAAGTTGCTATGCCATTTTATGAGGGTAAAACATTCCTAAAAAAAGGTAATCTAGTATTTGAATATACTGATGAAGAAATAAGTGAGTTAGCAAAGTGTGCTACTGACATTGTCCATTTTGCAGAAACATACGCAGTTGTAATGACTGATAATGGTATTCAACAAGTAAAGCTTAGAGAATATCAAAAGACAATGTTGAGAAACTTTCAAGAAGAAAGATTCAATATTGTATTAGCATCACGTCAGATGGGTAAAACAGTTACCGCATCTATATTTAATGCATGGTACTTAATATTCAATACAGATAAGAACACATTACTACTTGCCAATAAATCAGATTCAACAAAAGAAATTATAGATAAGGCGAAAGTTGTAGTTGAGAACGTTCCATTCTTTATGAAACCAGGTATCGTTAAATATGATGTAATGAATGTTAAGTGTGATAATGGTTGTAGATTAGTAGGACAAGCTACCACAGCGAAAGCAGGTATTGGTTTTACAATTCATAATCTATATCTTGATGAGTTTGCACATATTCACCCAACGATTGTGGATGCGTTCTATGAGAATGTTTATCCAACGTTATCAGCATCTAAGGTATCTCGTATTACAATAACATCAACGCCTAATGGATTTAATAAATTCTATCAAATATATGCGGCAGCAGATAGAGGCGAAAACGAATATAAGCCAATGCGAATTGACTGGTGGGAACATCCAGACAGAGATGATGCATGGTATGAAAGAGAACTTGGAAATTTAGGTTCTATAGAAGCATTTAATAGACAGTACGGAAATGAATTCGTTTCATCTTCTAATCTATTATTAGATCCTATTGATTTAAAGAAAATGCGAAAGCGAGTACAGAAATATGTACACCATGATTTTGAAATATTTGATGACACAGGAATAGATACAAATGGTTTTTTATTATTTGATCCAACATTCGACATAGAAACAGTACAAGATAAAGATAAATTCTGGGTATTTTCTGTAGATATTGCAGAAGGAAACGGAGGAGATCATTCAGTTATTAATATATTTGAATTAATACCGATGTCTGTTGGTGAAATAGAAGCACAATTGAATCCAGGTGCAATGTATGATTTCTTTAAATTAAATCAGATAGGGATATTCAGGTCCAACGAACATGTCATTGAAGATTTTGCTAAAGTACTTTATATCTTAGCATGTGATATCTTTTATAATGAGAATGTTAAGATGATCGTAGAATACAACACATATGGGTCTATATTATTCCAATACTTAAGATCTGTATTCCCGCAAAGAAATGATTTTGATGATGATATGGTAGTTAAGTTTAGACATAGACATGATTCTAAGACTTTAAAACATGGACTTAAAATTAAATCAGATAATAAAGCTATATTTTGTCAGAATTTTTCAAAACTGTATAAAATAAATAGGATAAATATAACAGATGAAACGACTATAAACGAAGCAAGTCTTTTTGGTGGTTTACCAAGAGGCGGGTATGGAGCTCAAATGGGAAATGACGATGCAGTCATGACAGTTATAAGTTCTACTGAGTTTTTTAACACAACTGATTATGCAGATTGTGTAGAAGAACTTCTAGATTTTATAGATCCAGACATTCACGATAAGATGGAGATGGTATTATATAAAGATAATAAATCCGATGGAGATTTACAATATGACATATATGACCTGATCTAAATAAATTTCGAAATAAGAGTAGATATATAATAAAAGTAAAAAAACAAAAATAGAAAAATTATGGCACTAAGTCCTCAATTACTACAGTTCAAGAGCTCAGGCGTATATCGCTTAGAGTTTGACAAATCACAAACGGTAAACATTCCAGCAGAAACTATTAGATTAGTTGTAGGATCCTCTAAAAAAGGACCTTATAACACTCCGGTATTTATTGAAAATATTGAGCAATTCACTCAAGTATTCGGTGGTATCGACAAATCTTTAGAAAAGAAAGGTATGTATTTCCACAGATCATGTATCGAAACTCTTTCAAGAGGACCGATCTTGGCTTTAAATTTAACAGTAAAAGACGCAGCAGACAGAATTGCATTGGTATCGCCAGCAACTAACTCTTCACAAGAAGGATTAGCAGCTACAACGGCATCGGTTCAATACAGTACAGTGTTTGATACAGATAAATTTTGGGTACCATCTGATATAAAAACATTAACAGCAGCAAATAATATTTCTGCAACTTCAGACAACGCAATTTCATTCGCGAACATCAAACAAGAACCTATTACAGTTATCATAAGACAAGCTGCTAATACTGCAGGTTTTGAAATGACAGCAAGAGAATGGTATGGTGAAGGAAACGTACCAGAAGGTATTGAAGATTTAGATTACGTATCTGATTACATGGTAGACGTATTTGTATTTAAAGGATCTTTCGATGCTTCTATATTACAAAATGACCCTACATACGGTGCATTCTTTACTGAAAAAGGTTTAGAAAGATCTAAATTAGCTAGCTTTACAGCTTTGAGAGAAGTTAGTTTAGTAGCACAATATTCTGGATCAGTTATTCCTGAATTTCAAGATCAAGAAGGTCGTCAATTATACATTGAGACTTTAATTAACTTGGAAGCAAGAAGAACAGGTTTATTCTGTGCAATCAATGAAGAAGCTTTAGGTTCTATCGATTTCGTTGGTAATGACTTTAACATCTATCAAGATTACAAGGTATTATCACATAGAGTTGAACAAGATGCAACACCTAATGCTATTCCAACTGATAAAATAACAGAAGTTTCTGCAAATGAAGTAGTTTTAAAAACTGCAACAATTGGTGATTTACTAACAGCAGGTATTAGTGACAACGGATATTTAAGAGCAGCAGTTGCAGGAGAATTTACAAAGATTTCTTCAATTGCTCAAGATGCAGGAGATGTTAGAATTACAACAGAAGCAAATATTAAACCAAATGTATATGAAGAATTTGCAGATCTTACTGCAGGTACTTTTAATTCAGGAGCAGTAACTGTTGTTGACGGAGAAATACATATTGCAAGCCCTGCAGGTAACGGAATTAACGCAGGTGCATTAATCGCAGCAAACGGTGTTGTACAAGGTAACTTCTTATTAGCATCAAACGGTGTAGATTATATAGCTATCGCAACATTAGACGAAGAATACTCGTCACCTAACGGAAACGTTATAAGAATTGTAGCCGCAGGTGGAGGATCATTTAGTTCAACATACGCAGCACCAATAGCAACATCAATTACAGCAAAAGCAAGAACAGCTAGTACAAGTTTTGAATTTACTACAATTGCACCAAATACTAGAGCAGTAATATTACCTACACAATTAAGCGGTTATGGTTTCATACATGAATCTGGATCACCAATATTTAAATTATCTTCTCTAGTAGCAAATGATACATTTGATTGGAAGACAGTTAAAGTAGGAATGTATGTACCAGCAAAAGACGGTAAATTGGCTAGAATTAAAAGAATTATTAAGACAGTATCAGACGATACACTTTCTAATATTTATGAATTCCAATGTCATAGACAACTTGTTGAAAGACCAGCATATACACTTAAGAGATATGAGGAAAGTACAACAACTTATACAATGTTCCCATTAGCGGCGGCAACTCAACAGCCAAAGTCAATTTCTCAATTATTAACTCAATTGAAACCAGGTAATGGTTTATCTAATACGTTAATAGACAAAGATGCAATAACATTCAGATATGTAGTTGATACATTTGGTTCTTTAGAATCAGGTACTATTCTTAATAAAGAAGAAATTACTCAATTATGTAAAGAAAGACAAAATGCTTCTGCAATTCTTAATGCACCTATGGTGAAAGAATTTAAAGCAGCAACTAATCCTTCTTTCAAAAATTCTTTAGGAGCATTTGATACAAGATTAGTAGCAACAGGTGGAAACTTAGAACTTAACCCTACTGCAATCTATACATTACCAAGTCTTAATGAAGGTGCAAACTTCGGTTTCTACTATTCACCAGGACTTAATATCTCAGAAAACGGTAGAACTAAAGTAATTCCACCAGCAGCATACGTATCTAACAACTATATCGACAAATATTTAGACGCATTACCATGGTCTATTATTGCAGGACCAAGAAGAGGTGTTGTAGGAGGTACAGGTGTACAAGGTTTAGAATTTGCATTTGATAAAAATGATAGAGATAACTTAGAGCCATTTGGTATTAACCCAATCGTATTCGAAAGAGGAGTTGGTTTAACTATTAAAGGTAATAAAACTGCACAACAATCAATTCAATCAGCATTATCTTCTGCTCACGTAAGAGAAGCGATGATCTATATTGAAGATGGTTTAGCAGAAATCTTGAAAAACTATTTATTCGAGTTCAATAACGCTCAAACTAGATTAGAGATTAAGACTTTAGCAGATTCATTTATGGAATCAGTTAAGAAAGACGGAGGTGTATACGATTATAGAAACATCATGGATGGATCTAACAACACTAACGATGTAATTGATCACAACATGGGTATTTTAGATACTTTTGTTGAGCCAGTTAAAGGTCTTGAAATCTTAGTATCGAGAGTAACTATCTTGAATACAGGAGAAATAGCAACTGGGAACTTTGCATAACAAAATAAGATATATAAAATAAACACATACAAATTATGGCATTACCACACTATTCAGAAGATCAAACACAAAAGAAAGGGAAGAACTTCGAACCTGTACAAGCTAACCTTTTTGAGGTAACTATTTTACCTCCAGACGGTGTTGCTGGACAAGAACTATTATTGCAACATGTTAATACTATTGGAGGATTAGCAGCATTGCATAAAGATATTTCACCTATCACTCAAAAGTATAAACAAGCTACTAGATCATTCGCTGGTACAGTAGATGATACTTCGATAGATGTAGCTATTAACTTTTCATTGAACTTAAATGATTCTAACCAAGCGTACTTATATAAAACATTACGTCAATGGTACAGAGCACAATATAATCCAGAAACTGGTGAAATGGGCTTGAAGAAGAATTATGTAGGAACAATTGTAATAGTTCAATTTAACAGAGAAGGTGATATTTTCAGAAAAATCACTTTAGATGACTGTTTCATTATTTCAGGACTTTCATTTACAGATTCACTTGATTATTCATCAGGAGATGTACAAACATTAGATATCACATGGAGATCTGATGTATATGCAGAAGAAGTAAACTAATTAAACTTAATAAGAAGGCTTCGCAAGAAACCTTCTTATTTTTTGTAAAATAAATATAATATATTATTAACATACCAAAATATTATGAATAACCACAAATTAACAAAAAAGCTTCAAGTTCTTCTTAGCGAGATTGAAGTGGCCGCAGTTAATCGATGTATTTTAAATGATGCGTTGGAGACTGAAAACCGGCCAGTTTCTGTTAGCGCATGGATACGAGATTTAATAAAAAGAGAATTAAGTATCAAAGCCGTCGAACAGAAGTCTTTTATTAAAAATAAGCTAAAAAATCTAAATAAATAATAACATGAACGAAAAAGTAAACAAAAACGAAGAAGCTGCAAAAGCGATGTTAGAAGCCAAAGATCAAATTAACTCAAAGGCAACTGACAGTCAAGCAACTGAAACGGTCGCAGCAGAAATGCTAGAGACAGTAGACTCTAATGGATTAGGTAAAGTCAACATGGATAACTTTGGACAAGCAAGACCTGAAAAGTCTGCAGACCAGTTTTTAGGATGGATGAATCTTGATCAAGAAACTCTGCCATCAAAGGGTAAATTCTATCCACGTGATACTGTGATTAAAATCAGATCTGCGAGAGCTGCTGAAATTAGACACTTTTCTACAATGGATGAGAACAACTACATTGATATGGAAGAGAAATTGAATCACATCGTGGAGATGTGTACTCAGATCACTGCAAACGATAAGAGATTATCTTACAAGGATATTTTAGAAGAAGATAGAATTGTAATTCTATTGACTATTAGAGATCTTACCTTTCCAGAACCAGAGAATAAATTAATTCTTAAAGGTAAAACTGAACACACTAAAAAAACAGTAGATATCGAACTAGCAACTAAATATTTAGTTGCCACAGTAGTCCCTACTGAAA